TTTTTGTCGCCAATTTTATTTGAGCTGATTTTATAAAATTCAACAAAATCAAACACTTCAACGCAGCATGACGCAACAGAGTTCCACACCATTCGGGGGATCAATTCCCCCAAAATTCCCCCACAGCTTCTGATAGCATTTGGCCTCTCCTAACCAGCGTCGTTGCTCTACTCACCGCTACCTCAGCGTTTACTGATTTACCCCATGGATGACCAGATGACTACAGACAATCCAGCCGCACGCGCATTCCGCGTACTGAAAGCAATTGAAGCGATGCCTAATACAACCGAAACGAAGACGGCATGGCGTGAAGCATTGGGAATCAAGGGGAATGATGAAGGCCCCCTGCTGATTGGGCTTGGTCAATTCATCGCGGTCACAACCGAAGCCGTCGAGCTTATGAACGATCGATACCCTCCTCTGAAATCCCAGACCACCACGTGGCACCGGACTTTCACTAAGGCCCTGCAGGAGCAAGTGTTAACTAGCCACATCTCGACTTTCACATCGAGATATAGCAGCGCCTCGAACGATTTCCTACAGGTCATGAATCAAATGCTTGCTATAGATGCGCCTCCTGAAATTGACAGCTCGGTTATTCTCGATTTCCAGCAGGCTATTTCGGATTTGATCAAAGAAGTTATAAACAGCGACGTGGAAATTAAAGTTAAAGAATACCTTGTCAAGTCACTTAGAAAAGTCGTATCAGCCCTCGACAATTACCGCTTCACTGGAGTGGTACCGGTACTGGAGTCAATCGAGATCGTAGCTGGCCATATGTTTACTGACTCGAACTTCAAAAAATCGTTGGGCGCGGATCTCGGATACAAGGTCTTCTCGACCTTGGGTGCAGTAGCCGATGGTGTGTCAATAGCCACCGGAGCACCGCCTTCTCTGTGGGCTCAGTTGGGAGAAGGCTTGAAAGGTCTCTTACCGCAATCAGTCTGATATCAGTGAAGACGGGGCAGGTCTTTGCCCCGGGCCTTGTCCACGACCCGCAACTGGTAATCGGATACCGCCTGGAACAACGACTCGGCGAGCAGGCGAAGGCGCTCAACCTCCTCCTGGGGCTGGCCGGCAGCCTCGGCCTCGTGATACTGCCGCATGGCATCGATAGCCTGATGAATTGGCGGCTCGCCAGCCTCGACTAGGCCAATGAAGGTGCACCTGTTGACTTGGGTCAGTCTATTATAGATCGACTCGACGACAGGCCCCTATCCCAATGTCATCAACCTAAGCTGCAGCCCTGCCCAAGGCAAGCCCCCCGAAGCAGCCAGCCGCCATGGCCGTCGGGCGATGACCAGGCCTCTGCCGCTCAATCAGGCGGTCTAACTGGGCTGGCGGTGATGTGATCATCGTCTGTTCCGGCTGTCTAGGCGAGATTTCTCGTTCTCCGGACGAGCCTATGCCGACCGCTTGTGGCCAGCTTTTTTTTGCACGGAGGTTGGGCGGTGGTGTTTCTTCAGCGCGTCGGTTTGTAGCCCTCACAACCTCGGCTGGCTGCGCGTTTGCGTTGGCGCGCAAAGCTACGGCCTGAGCGTACGGCACTGAGGCTTTTAGCCATCAAGGCCAGCACATTGCTCAGCCCCTGAGCACAGTGCCGCACCAGCAGCTCGACCAGGGTATTTTTGAGCCGTGACACGCCTTGGGTGAAGTTGACTTTCCATCGCAGCTTGCGACCTTTGTGGCGCTGTTCGATGACCGGCTGTAGCAGGTGCTGCATCAACAGCGCCAGGTTCTTCAACAGTTGAGCGGCATGAAAGTCCTGCTTTACAGCAGTCACGCTGCGGCCGCTGAAGTTGTCCAGCGTCAGGGTTTGTTTGAGGCGACGGAAGTCGGTTTCGATGCCCCAGCGGCGGTGGTAAAGCTCGGCAAACACCTCAGCGGGAAAGGCTTCTCGATCCAGCAACGAGGTCAGCAATACCTCGCTTTCGCCGTTGGCCAACTCGACCCGGATCAGTCTCAGCTCGATCTGGCTGGCAGGATCAACGCCAGCCTCGGAGCAGAACAGACGTGCTTCAGGATGGTTGGCCACGAAAAGCTGTGTGTCTTCAACTTGGCCAGAGTATAGAAACGCTTTGACCTGGGCGTTATAGCCACAGGGCAGGCGCATCAGAAAGTGCCGCTGTTGCTGCGCGAACAGCGCGAATAACCAGTGCCCAGGGTAACCACGGTCAAACAGCGTCAGGCTGTCAGCCGGCAGGTGCTCAAGGTGCAGATGGGCACAGTCGCGCTCGCCGACGGTCAGGGGCACGATCAGGCTATGCAGGGTTTGACCGTCAGCGACTTCGTAGAGTGTGGACAAGCGAGCCATGGGAAAGCCAGAGTGACTGCCAAAGAAGGTCGCCATGGTCGACTCCAGGGGTAAATGCACGGTCGAGCCATCCACCGCGAGCACCCTCAGCCCACGCCACTTCTGACGCAGCCCGAAGCAGTCAATTTGTTGCTGCAGGAGGTGATTGAGACTTTCAAATACCTCGGGGTTGAGCTTTTTGCGCGCTTTGCAGAAGGCCTGCGCAGTGACCATTTGCGTCTCAGTCGACGCCTGATTGAGTACGCGATAGAACTGATCGAGTTCGGTTTGCAGGGCCGTGCGCGGCTGATTGAGCAGGAACAGGACGAGGTTCTTGAAGGTGAGCTGGCGTCGGCGGGTAAAGTCTTGAGGATTCTGGCGGTGGGCGGCGATGAAGGCGGGACAATCGAGCGGACTGGTTATTTTTTGTACAATTTTCAAACCAGGGCTTGGCTGGCGGTGTCAAGCGATGCGGTATAGGTAGTCAAAAGGGCTTCTCCCATGCACTGATTTGAGCGCTAATTATATGATATTTATGGATAATTTCCAAAGTTGATGACATTGGCCCCTATCCTGCTCCGCTCAAACGCTGCGAAAATCTAGGTTTACGGCTCAGTCTGTATAGGTATGTATCACGCTTGCTACAGCTGTAAAAATCCCTCCTACATTCATCCAAGGAAGATTTCAATGGCAATGAAAATCGTTTGTTCTGGCTGCGGGATGACTATCCCTTTTTCTGGTGAGGTTTGCCCTCACTGTCATCGCGACAAAAGCGACGATCAGATGAAGGAAACAGAGATGCAACTGATAAGTTTCGTAGGGGCGATAGCAGCACTCATCAGCGGTGCAATAACCTACCAGTTCGCGTCATTCAAAAATTCCTTTATCACTGGTGCCGTTGTAGGCATCGTTGTGGCCGGACTAATGGCTTGGAGCATTCATGCCTCGAGGTCTAGGTAGCGCTACTGGCCCTTCACCCGATCAACGACCGCTTCGCAAGCCAAGCCCGCTATTCGACTTCGCTCAAGCGCTGCTGCGCAGCTGCCCGCCATTCGGTCAGCTTCCTCAAGCAATCCCCCGAGCACCACGACGGCAGAGGTTCCTGCCTGGCGCTGCTGGGTAGCGATGGCATTGCAGGTGGCTCGGTGGCCGTCCCGCAGTCGCGCGATTTCGCCGCGCAGCCCGCCAGCAACAGACTCAGCAGCAGCGGCGCGGCCTTTGGCCAGTTCCAGTTCTTGTCGTGCACTCTCGCCCTCCTCGTCCGCCACGGCTTGGCGTCGCTGTTCTTCGGTTCTGGCCTGGGCGGTCGCGCGCCGGTCGCGCTCGGAAACCTCCAGTCGGTAGTCGGCCAAGGCCTTATCGGACTTGGCAGTTTCTGCCCTGGCATCTGCCGCCGCACCTTCGGCCAGAACCACCCGGTACTGCTGGCCGCCAGCAACCATCACCAGGGCAATCAGCCACCAGCACCAGGTCGGCACTGAGCTGAGCCAGTTCACACCAGTGCCCGCCGAATACCTTCATCAATCACCTCGACCTTGTATGGGTTGCCGCCGCTCTCATGGACGATGATGCCGACCACGGCCTCGCGCAGCACCTGCGGCTTGGAGATGTCGATGGAGTCGCGCACGCCAACGCCTAGGCGCTTGGCGATGGCCTGGGCATAGGCCAGGGTGTTGTTCTCGCTGGCCGGCGCCCAGCGGCTGATGAACTCGAGCGGGGTATCGATACCAGGTCGACCTACCCCGGGCATGCCATCCTTGCCACGGTAGTTGAGCAGAAGCTTGCCCAAGGCACGGATTCCGTTCTCGGCTTGGTCAAAGCGGGCGAAGCGTGGACTGGCCACGCCCACCTCCACGCCCAGCTGGCCCTGCCAAGCATTGCGGGGGTTGAAATCGATGTTGCCGGGGTTGTTGTTGCGGACGCCGCGGGGTGCAGTCATGGGTTTTCTCCAGGCGAAAAAAAGCCCGCGTTGAGCGGGCTTGGGTGGTTGCGAACGCCGTCAGGCAGCAGGCGCCTCAGGCTCTGGTGCTGGCTCTGCCGGATCTTTTGCGCTGATGGAGACTTTGGCGGTGTAGTCCTTCAGCACTTGGGCGACACAGACCTGGGCGGCCGGGAACTGGCTCAGAATCTCGCGGGCTCGGGCGTCGGCCTCCTCCTGGGTGGCGTAGCGAGTTTTGTTGGCAACTTCGTAGTCATTGCTCAGGTTGATGGCGACAAATGGCATGGGTAAATCTCCAGGCAAAAGAAGCCCGCTCGATGGCGGGCATTGGGTAGTTGGCTTGGTTCAAGCCTTGGGGTTTTGCTGCTTGATCTGCTGCAGCGTCGAGAAGAACGGCTCTGCCTTGGGCATATGCCCTTGATTCATCGCGTGCCACAGCATGTCCAGTTGTTCCTCCACCGGCGGGTACTCGGCCGCACGGCGCTTGGTGTGGTCGCTCTTATGCTGAATTTTCAACGGTGAACTCCTGATCGCGGTATGGCCAAAGGCTGACCCTGACGGTGTAGGTACCCGGCGCCGAGAAGCCCAGCTCGATGTCACTGCCGTCAGCGGTGTAGGTTTCGCTCTCGATGTTGACGGCGGCGCCTTCGGGCACCCCCTTCAACCAGACCCCTTGGAGAACCGCCCCCATCAGGGGGCGCTCCTTGAGCATTTGCCCCATCACGAAGTGATCGGCCGGCCTTGCCGGTGCGGCCACTTGGATGAAGGGCCGGTCGGTGTTCAGCCTGATGATCTTCTTCCCGAACTCGGGCGGACAGCTGACGGCAAACACGATCCGGCCGTCAGTCTCATAGGCTGCGAAGTGTCCAATGTTGCTCACCGTTTAGTCCCCATGGCAAAGAGGTTATGATTTCTCACGCCAACACCCGTGTTCTCCCCCCACCACTTCACAGTGACGACGAAAAAACCCGGGCCAACGCCGATTGATCCCATCAGGTTAGGGAAACCATCCGCCCAGTCGCCGCCACCTTCCGCGATGACGATGCCGTTGATATCCATCTGAAATTGGTACTTACGGATACCGCTGCCAAATCCTTGATAGCAGCCGTACTGGGCCGTGATGAAACCGCCCTCGTCCATTTGCACGCCGACGGCGACTAAGTTCTGCCATTGGCCTACTCCCGCACCCAGCACATTCCCGGGGCTATTTGCCGATACCGGCACGGTGACGGCGTTCCCACGAATGCGCAGCGTGTCGATTTCCGCCACACCGATCTTCGCGGACGTAATTGCACCATTGGCGATCTTGGCGTTGATGATGCTGCCATCACGAATGAAGGCATCATTCATGAACACCTGGCCGCCTTGAATCGCAAACGGGCTGACGTAACCATTGCCGGCGGCGTTGATTACCGCGAACTGGTCCGCCAAGACGGCCACGACCGACTGCAGCACACCATTCTGGTTCTGAATGCCTACTCCAATCCCACCGAGCGCATAAACTCCGCTTTGCGTAACTGCAACCTTGATCGAGAACTGAGCGTTGACCCGATTATTCAATCCGGTCTGCGCGGTACTGATCTGCTGTACCGAAGCATTGGTGGCCCCCAAAGACGATTGGGTGCTCTGAATTTGCTGACTGAGTGCTCCATCAGCATCGCTTCGGGCCTTGGCTTCGTTCTGAATCGCGGCGTTGGCATCGCCTACGGCGGTGTACAGCCCGTCCGTACGCTTGGCCTCCGACTCGATCCTCGTTCCTTGCTGCGTGACCTTCGTGTCGAGCGAGGACAAAGCGGTTGCCTGCCCGGCGGCCTGCCGCGTCGACGTGCCAGGAATGAAAGCAGACGGAGCGGTCGACTCCCCTATTTTCTCCTCGAGCATGAAGCCGTCGAACCAGGTGGTCCCCGCAGCGGCACCAGCTTGGGTATACAGCACAACGCTAGCCGGACCTGCTGCTGCAGCTGGAACGGTGATCACAGTACTCACGCGGGATAGGTTGGTGCCTACGTTCACGCTCGAAAGCGCTACCTCAACCGCAGATCCATCGCTACTCTGGTAGCGCAAACGAATTGCTACACCGTGCGCAGCGCTGCCCTTTGCCCAAGCTGAAAAAATGTACTGCCGGCCTGCGGTCAAGCGCAGGGTGTAATCTGTTGCACTTGCAGCCAGGTACAGCCAGGCGGAACCCGACGGCGAGTCCGCCTTGAGCAGGTAGCCCGAGTACGCCGCGGCATCCTGCTCGCTCGACAGCGTCAAGGTCGAGGCCTTGTGCATCGAAGGTAGCGCGACGGTAAACGCGGCGTACTCAGCCGGAATCAGATTGCTGCCAGTTCCACCAACTGCGCCGATCTGGCTGCTCAAGCGGTTGACGCTGTTGCTGGCCGCCGTCAGACCGGTTTCTGTCGCAGCAACCCGACCCGATAGCGTGTTCACCGCGGCCGTACTGGCCTTGGTCGCAAGGCCGCTGGAAGTGCTGTTGACGGTGTTTTCCAGCGCGGTGGTGCGACTGGTTGCGCTGTCGATCTTGCCGGCCTGCTGGCTTACCGCAGAACTGAGCGCATCCACCGCTGTGGACGTCGCACTCTGGTCGGCGAGCACTACCTGCCCGTTATCGCGCCACCCCGTCATCACCGCGCTCAGCTCGAACTGGGCACGATCCACCTCCATGAAGGCTGTGCTGATCGTGCTGGTACCGTAGCAAGTCACGAAGAAGTTGCACTCAACGGCACCATCCGGCGCGACAGCACTCAACGAAATGCGGGCAAAATTTCCGGACGCAACGGTAAAACTTGCCTGCGGCCAGGGAAGGCCACTGCCCGCGCTGTTCAAGAACTGAATCTCGGCCCGAACGTTGAGCCCTGCCGTGCCGCGCATGTAGGCCGACAAGGTGACTGGCGTTCCAGGCTTCAACGCGATGCGCCGACTGCTTGGGTTGCCGATGCGCGCCCACACGCTGGCACTCATGCCGGTCACGTCAATGCGCTGAGCTGACTCCTTCGGATTCAGTGCGGACGCGACCACAGACGGCGACACCGTGGCACCCGAGCCGCTGGCGACCGCCCACCCTTCTGCCAAGCCATTGGCGCCCAGCTTTTCGAACGACGGGTTGTAGATCAGGTTCTCTCCGCCGGCGTTTCCGATGCTGTTGCTCACTTCTGTCAGTTGGCCAGACACACTGGTCAACCCTGATTCGGTCGCGCCGACCCGCCCCGTGAGCGCCGAAGTTGCCAAGGCATTGCTCGCTGTATCGCCCTTAACCTGAGTCAGCGACGCGTCGATTCGTGTAATGGCTTGGCCATCAGCCGTGATCTGCTGTCCCTGCTGAGAAACAGTTGACCCCAAGGTTTGCAGCGCCGACGAATCAGCTTTCAAGATCACCTGGCTGAGTGCCGACTGAGCAGCAGCTGCCGCATCGGTGGCCACTTTATCCGTCACCGCGACCCAAGCCGAACCGCTCCAGCGTTTCGGGGTGTTGGCGTTGCTGGTGGTGTCAATCCACAGGTTCTGTACCAGGCGGTCAGCGACGGCAGGCGCTGCCGATTGAACGATGACCTTGCCCTTCCCACCCGCCAGCGTGGCCGCATCTTGCGCAGCCTGCTGGGCCGCCGACACGTTGCCGTTGGTGGTGGTCAAGCCGTTCTGCAGAGAGACGATTGATCCAGACTGGGACGTCAACGATGACTCCGCCTGGTCGACCCGCCCCGTGAGGCTCTGCACCGCACTCGCTGTGGCGGCAGCATTGCCCGCGTCTACCGCGCCGTTGTCGCGCCATCCAGTAACGACAGAGCTGAACTCGATCTGAGTCCGGTCTGCCTCCAAGAAGCCAGAGGTGATGGCCGCAGTTCCGTACACAGTAACGAAGTAGTTACACCTCACTGCTCCAGCTGGAGCCACGGCAGTGTGGGAGATACGGTTGAACTCACCAGTCAGCGCAGTGTTGGATGCAACCGGCGTCCCATTAATACCTCCCCCAGCACTGTTCAAGAACTGGATTTCGCACCGCACATTCATGCCTGGAGTACCGCGCACAAATGCCGACATGCTGACCGGCGTGCCAGGGCTTACTTCAACACGCCGTGTTGATGGATTGCCGATCCGCGACCAAGCAGAGGCCGAGACACCCGTCACATCAATACGCTGCGCGATCTCTCCGGCTGCCAGCGCCGAAGGCACAAGGCTGGGTGTAGTCGTGACACCACTCGCACCCGCGGTCGCCCACCCATCAGCCAAGCCATTGACACCCTGCTTTTCAAACGACGGGTTGTAGATCCAGTTCTCTCCACCAGCTTGACCAAGCGCGACGTCAATCTTCGTGAGCGATTGACCTTGTGCAGTGAGCTCCTGGCCTTGCTGGGTGACCGCGTTGCCCAACACCTGGACTGTTGAGGCGTCAGCCTTCTTGCTCACGCTGTCAGTCAGCGAAGTCAGGGCCTGGCTCTGGGAGGTCAACTGCTGGTCCTGGGCGGCGTCCTTCTGCTCGGTGGCGGTCACACGGCTAGTGACCTGCTGCAGCGCTTGCGAGCTGGCCTTGCCGTCGATGCTGGTCTGCATGCCGTCCATGCGGGTGGCTTGCGACGTGAGCTTGCCCTCGGCATCGCTGACCCGGGTGGTCAGGCTGCTGACTACCGTGGCGTCGGCCTTAGTCTGGGCCAAGGCCAATGCGCCGGCGGCAGCTGCGGCAGCATCGGTTGCAACCTTGTCAGTAACAGCGACCCAGGCGGTGCCACTCCACCTCTTCGGCGTGTTGGCATTGCTGGTGGTGTCGATCCAGAGGTTCTGCGCCAGACGATCAGCCACCGCCGGCGCAGCCGATTGCACAATGACCTTGCCCTTCCCGCCAGCCAGAGTATTCGCCGCATCAGCTGCCGCTTGTGCAGCACTGACGTTCTGGTTGGTCGTGGTCAGGCCAGACTGCAGGCCGGTGATCTGCTGGGACTGAGCGGTGGTGGTGCCTTCCAGGGTCTGGACCTTGGTTTCAACCGTCTGCACGCGCACGGCCAGGCCGTTCGCGGTTTGCACCACTTCACCGATGTCAGTCCAGTAGGTGGCATTTGGCGGTGGGTTGCCGGCCGGTACGTTACCTTTGGCCTGATACAGCTTGCCGTCCTCGCCCAGCACGCCCTGGCCAGCGGTGTACACCTGGTCGGGCTTGTAAGGCATCGAATCGGCCAGATCAGCAATCTGGTCAATCTGCTCCTGCAGGTCGCTCTGCGTCTCGGCCAGGGCCTCAGACAGGTTGTTCTTGGCCTCCGCCAGGGCGCTGTCGACCTGGGCAACGGCGTTGTTGGTATCGGCGATCTGCTGGTTCAGGTCGCTGCGGACCTCGCCCAGGCGCTCGTTCACTGAGCCAGGGCCGTTCATGTCGATCAGGTCGATGCGCTTGGTCAGCTCCTGACCCAGCTCGCTCTCAGTAATCTGGCCAGCAATCACCTCGAGCATCTGTGTCGGGTCACTGGAGGTAGCAGCAAGAACGTACAGGAAGTCACTCTTCCCATAGGCATTCGCCGAGCGAACGTAGTAGGAATACTCCTTCGCGAACGCCAGGCCGGTATGGGTGAAGGTCAGCCCCTGCCCCAGGTATACAGCGTCAGCGATAGGCGCCGACGGGTTGGTGGCATAGAAGTACTCATAGGTACCGCCATTGAGGCTGTTCTGCAGGTTGTTCGGCACCAGCGTGATAGTGTCAACCGACGCATAGACGGCGCAGCTCTCGGGCACGGGCGGGCCGCCCACGTTGACATTGATGGTCGCCTCGCCCGAGCGGGTGCCGGGGCCGAAGGCAACGACGCTCATGGCGTAGGTGCCAGAGGTCAGGCCATTGATATTGCAGCTTGAGGCTTCACCGCCAACCTTGAGGGACTGCACGACCTCACCGCCCTTGCGGATCGTCACCGTGTAGCTCAGCACGGTCTGCGCCGGTGGTGCCCAGCTGAGCACGCCCTGGACAACTTCGGCCACGCCGCTTGGGGTCCAGGCCAGGCCGGTGACAGCAGCCAGGCCGCCAACAGGCAGATTGATGAAGCCCAGCGGATCGTACGGCTGGCCCACCGCATCATCGAAGATGGCCTGCTCGTACGGTTTGAGGGTCACTTTGCAGGCATCGGCAGCGCCCATGGTCCATTCGGTGACCATGAACTCGCCCAGGATGTTCAGCGAAGGCAGATCGACCTTAACTGCACGCCCCGGGCGGCAGTTGTAGCCGTTGAAGTTGAGCGGTACAGACAGGGAACCGCCCGAGCGCCGACGGCGCAGGCTGATGTTGGCAAGGCGCTGAGCCAGGTAGGCGTCTGTCACATAAGCAAACGACTGCGACTCAGCCAGCTCGCCGCCGTCTGTTGCGATCCAATCCTGAATCGCAACCTCCGGATAGTCGGTCTCTGCCCAGGCCTGAGCAGGATCAACAAACGTCCCACGCATGGTGTTGATGGCATCGCTGTTGCTGACCTCTGTCGTACCTTCGACAGTACCGATCACCATGTCTTCGGTGATGGTGAAGTCGGCAGGCCCGTAGTAGGCGCCCACCTGGAGAGACCAGCGCCCGCCGACCCGGATCAGCGTGCCAGCGCAGGCCGACAGCAGGTTGTCCAGAACGGTATTGCGCTTCTCGTCAGCGCCAATGACGGCACCAGCAAAATAGCGAGGTGTCACCGTGCCGTCCGGCCCCACAACGGCCTCATCACTGAGGTTGGCCGCGCTGGCGAAGGACTGGAAGATGATCTCGTCGTCGGGAATGCCGCAGCGATGGCGCAGATACCAGAGGATCAGCAGTGCGGTGTTGGCCGAATAGCCGTAACTTCCATTGCGTGGGTCATAAATGTCGCGGCGCCCACGAACCACGAAACGCACATCAGGAATCCCGGACGGGAACTTCTCTGCATCGTACTTGAACGACAGGCGCACAAACGACAAGCCCCGACCGATCTGCTCTTGGCGCCAGTCTGGGCAGTTGGCGAGGAGGAATGCATTCACCTGTGCCGGGTCAATGATCACCTCGGACGTGGCATTCTCCCCCAGTTCAGACAGCGGGCGCTCATCCACGTAGATCTGATCGACACCCGCGATGGCCCCCTCAGACAGCACGTAGACGATGTGAAGCCACTCGCCACTGGTCTGGTCGCCAGGCTGCTCCTGAATCCAGGCCAGCACACCACCTGTGCTGGCACGACCGAGAATGAAGCGCACCGGGGCCTTGGAGGAGCGGACAGTCTGTGAGCTGGGCTCCGAGCTGCCGGCACCCGAAACCTTGGCCGCACCGGTCAGGCCCGCGAAGATACCCTGCACGCCGCCGAACACGTCCTTGAAGGCGCCCACCGGGTCGTACATCGCCTTGATCGGCGCAGTGACGAGCTTGACGACTGACTTGATTGATTTGCCCACTATTCAACTCTCCAGGCCGCCAAGGGCTCACAATCAACAGCTGCAGCACCAGACTCAGTGGCCGCCCAATATCGGCCGCTCCAGAGCACCGCCACGCACTTCCCCGACGCGCCCTCGAAGCTGACGATGTCGCCGCGCTGGGCGAACTGCACATCAACCCTTTCGAAGTAGGTATCGAGCACCGCCTCGACTGAGCCGTGCGTCGACGCCATCACGCGCTTGGCACCGATCTGCGTCTTGTATCGCCCGCGGTATTCCTTCGCCGGATCAACACCGCAGATAGCCGCCGCGCAATCAGCGACAAACAGGCAGCAGTCAAATTCGCCCCACAAAAAAGGCCGCTCGAAAGCGGCCTGAATGGTCTCGTGTAGCCTCGTGGGCCAGTCTCGATTGCGCATGACGTTTACTCGTAGGTGAAGGACGGCGCGTCTTTCTTGGCGCCCCAGTAGATGGGCCATTCGGCCATCTGCGCGACGGCATAGAAGAAGCGGTCACCGTCGTGCCGGGCGCGGTGGTTCTCATCGGTCCAGCGCTCGGTACCGACTCGGTTCCACTCTGCCATCCGGTCAATGATGGTGACCGTGATCGAGCTGTCGCCTGCCGAACCGCCATAGGACAACTTGGCGGCGTCCATACGACCGCTGAACAGGATGTCGGCGGCGTAATTCCCCGCCTCGTCGTAGACGACGAACATCAAGCGCGCCGACCGGCCTCGGCAGCCCGCGACCGAGGTCTGGGAAAGGATGTAGCTGTCCAGGCCATTCAGCGTCAGATCAATGGACAGGGAGGAACCCGAGTCAGCGCTTTCGCTGGCCGTGCCAACCTCCCCGAAGGTGCCAACGCCATCGTAGGCCTGGCCGTTGATCGTCAGCTGGCCGGTGCCGGTATGTGCCCGAACCATTCCATCGGCAAAATCCAGCTCGCAGGCAAAAACCGGCGTGAAGTTGCCGGCAGCAATGATGTTCAGCACCGACTGAGAAAATGGGAAAACCGCAGCCATTAGAAGGCCTCCCGACATTCAATGGTCAGTTCAGCCACAACGGGCCTGACCGACAGGGTGTAGCTGTCCTCGGACAGCCGCATGATCGAGTAAGGGTTTCGATATTCAACCGGAGTGCCGGAAAGCAAGGCCGCCCGCAAGCGCCTGTTGAGGGGCAACACAGCCACCCCCTGGCCGTCCGAAACCACATCCTCCACCACCTCATGCATCACGCCATCAATGGTGATGTAGTCGCCCTGGCTAAAGACCTTCCGGTTTGCCGGCACTGCCCCGAGCGTGATGTGGGAAGCCATTGCAAGGCCGCCCAGCACCACGGGAGCGCCGATGTTGTCAGTGCGCCGGCGGGTGAACGCCGGCAGTTTGAACGTGCCGAAGCGGCCCTGCAGGCGCCCCATAAAAGCAGTGACGATCCGGTCACGGTCACGAGTCATTGGTGGCAGCGAAAGCGAGCATCTCCAGTACGAGCCCGGGTAACCCACGATCTGCTGGCTGTTGTTCAGCGAGGAGGTAAAGTCTCGGTTGTTGTAAACCATGCCCCAGCTCATCTCTGCTGGGCACACGCCAGCTGGCCACTCTTCGATCGCCATACTCATACCTTAAATTTTCTTGCGGATGCTCTGCATCATCGGGCCGTTACGATTGATGTCTTGCTGGAATGATTTAGCTACCCTCATCCCCATTTGCTCGATCATGGCAACCGTCTGGGGGCTCACATCGCCGTTCACATTGAAGACCTGGTTCACGTTGGTGTTGCTACCCGCAGCGTCCGAACTGGAAGCGACTTGTGGTGGCAACTCCCAGCTATCGCCAGCAGAGCGCAGATCACCCATCGGTGCGGCCTTGCCTTTACGCAGGGCCTCCACTGCAGACACGCCGCCAAACCGCTTGATGTCTGCTTGACTCCAAACAACCTCGCCCTTGTGGACGACGCCGGCCGGCTCATTGACCCCGCCTGCACCGGTGTACCCGCCCCCCGAAAAGCCTTTGATCAGCGCAAAGGCCGCCAGCAGCGCAGTGCCGCCAACAATCGCGGCCGCGCCGAAAGAGCCGACAGAAGCAACCAGGGCGGCAGGAAGCCATGCCGTCATTGTGGTGCCCGCAGCCGCCACCTGGGCCGACGCGACAGTAGCTGTTGCAGTGAGCGACGATGCCGTGGACGCCGCGTCAGTGGCTAGCTTTGCAGTGGTCTTGGTAGCCTCGCTCGCCACTGTAGCCGTGGTTTCGGCTGTAATGCCTGCCATTTTCAGCGCCTGGACTACGATCCACTTCGCAGCAATGTCGGTCAGCGCACCAAGAACAGAATTAGCCATGGTTGCCGCCAGGTTGCCAAAGGCATCCCCGACACTCTCCGTGCCCTTGATGATTCCCTGAAGGCTGCCTGATATCGACGACGTGGCATCACTTAGTATCGACTCAGTGGCTGCCCCAGCCTGCTCGCTGAAGTCGGCAGCGATATCTACGTAGTTCTGCCATGCATCTGAAACGCCAACGAGCCAGTCGCCCTGCATCTCGTCCTGCTGCTCGTAGAAGTTGCGCTGATGCTCAAGCCGAAGCTTCAGGGCCTTATCGAGCGCATCGGTCTCTTTCTGGTAGTTCACTTCCGCATCAGGGTCTTCCGCAAGAAGCGCCTCTTTGTACTCCTTGTACATTTCGCGGCGCTGCTTGTTGTAGTCCTGCTCGATGGCGAGCAACGCCCGGAACCGCTCCCGCGACTTGTCGCCCTGGCCAGCGCCAGCAAGCTCCATGTCCAGGCCTTCCTTGGCAGTTCGGTTGTCCTCATCGAGGTTGGCCTGCAAGGCTGCGAGCTTCTTGGCATCCTGGTCGGCCTTGAGTAGCGCTTTCTTGGCGTCCAGTTCAGCCGCCAGCCCCTCAAGCCTCTTGCCTTGCGCCTCTGAAAGCCCCTGGAGCTTTCCTTGCTCAAGCTCAAAGGCGAGCTTGTCGACCTCAGTGGCATTCTTGCGCTTGTCGGTCGAGGTGTTGATCAGGGCGATCTGTCGCTTGTAGCCTTCCTCGGCTGTGTCGAACTGGCTTTGGAGTTTCTTGGCGGCGGTTTCAGCAGCCTTTGCGGCCGCCTGAGCTTCGGTGGTAGGAGCCTTGAACGTTCCTCTTGCCCCCTCCTTGTTAACCAAAGCAAGAGCATCGGCAATTTCTTTGATCTTGCCGCTCGCCTGTCCGGATGACCCGGCTTGATCAACTTTCGCCCATAGTTTGTTATAACGCTCATCTAGCTTATCCAGATCTTTCCCGACCTCTCCGGCAAGTCTGGATGAGTTCTCCTTAATCTTGTCGATAGCCTCAAGCGGCTTCGACATGTCGACACCTTCAAACGAGCCACCTACGATGGTGACCAGCCCTGAAATCGACCTGCCGGTAAGTTCAACCGCGTACGCCAAAGCGAGAGCAGTCTTTGCTCCAAAATCCATGACCATGCGCAAGCCATTAGAGAGCGCGGTCATAGTTTCTGTATCCTGACCAAGATCGGACAGAATTCCGGAGTAGTCGCTCAGTGTCGGCATGAGCGCAGCCGCCAGCTGGTTCTTTATGCCTGCCATCGACTGCTCGGCGAGCCAGCCGGCAGCAGCAAGGTTCTTCGTAGCCGCGATAGTCTTCTGATCCATGATTGCACCGGCCTTCTCGGCGGCGTCACCTAGGACATCGAAGCCTGCGCCATTATCACGGAGCAGCGGCAATAAGAGCGTTGCGTCGTTCGCCAGCGACTCCATCTGCTGGGTCATTTCCGCCTGGCTAAGTCCTGCCTTCTCCAGGCTAGTCGCAAAAAGCTGCAGCGCCTGGGGTCCGGAAAGGTTGCGGAACTGATCGGCGGTAACGCCAACCTTCGGCGCAATTGTCTTGAAAAAGTCCTGCAGCTCCCCGCCGCCGTTCAGCAGAAAGTCGCCAACCTTATCGTTCACATCCTTGAGGATGTCGGCAAACTTATCGGACTCAATACCTACAGCCTTGGCGCCAGCGGCATACCGCTGGAACTCGTTGGTGCTAGCTCCAGAAACAGACGCCAAACGACTTATTTCATTAGCTGCGTTAACCGTGGAGACAGTGAAGGCAGCGAGGGCGGCAACACCGGCAGCAATAGTTGCACCTACTGCACTGCCAACAGCTTTAGCGTTTTTCTCGACATCCTTACGCCACTTTTCTGAGCTCCGGCCGGCCCTGTCCATCCCCTCGACAAAACTGCCGGTCTTGGCAATGACGTCCAGAGTCAAGATGCCAAGTGATTTAGATGCCATCCTCATTCTCCAGGTATTAAAAAACCCGCAGAAGCGGGTTTATTATAGGAGTCAACAACTAACGTCTGAGCACCTTAGCTTTCGCCACGTCGAACTCTTGCTGAGTGAGATGTCCGCGCTCTTTAAGCTCGGCCAATTTCTCAAGCTCTCTAGATGCGTCATGTTCTCCCGATAGGGGTTTCGGAGATCTCTCAAGCTCCACTTGTTTAGGTCTTGCCACTGCACTTACAGACCAAATAAAAGCAGCGATCCACCCTATGCCAGTCCAGCCCAAGAGAAGAATCACAAAGAATATCGGCACTTTATTGTGATGCCCTCTCGCCACCGAAATAATGAACGGCAGAAAGTACAAAACCACCATCCCTATAAACATTGGTGCGGCATCAAATGGACCTGAATTTACAGCCATGACTTGAACTCCCTGTCTATAGAATGCGGCAATTTACCACCAATGCCAGACAGGTTGAACGTCTACGTCCAAGACGCGATGGCCTCCTGCAGAGAAATCGGCCTGTCATCCTGGTCGTGCGGCGTGAAGTCCTGGATTGTGTAGGGATCAGGCCGCGTTTTCGGATCGCGCGTCCGGTTGGCCATCATCGCGGCGACCATGGCCACCGAGCGCTCGACCCGCATACCAAGATGCAGCGAGCCACGGCGCTGCCTGAACTTCACCCAAGACCTGAATTCACGCAGACTCAGGTTTTCTTGCGCCTGCGCGATGGTGCAGCCGCCGACACCGCAGAGGACGAGTTCGTGCCAGATTTCGTCGAGCTCGTCGAGTTCGGCGTCTTTCCCAGGTCGTTCACCTCATGGATCGCGCACAGCAGCGCGACCGTCAAGGCGCCGTCGAGAGAACCCAGGCGCTTGGTGCTTTCCGGGTCCGCCTCCAGTTCGACCGGATCAAGCGGGCCGTGGGTAATGTCCATCGGGCTGCTGAACACGGGATTCCCATGTTCATCGCAGATCGATGCGGCGATTTTTCCGGCGATGCTGTCTGTTTTGCCACCAAACGCGAGTACGTCACTGACTGCAGTCTGGTAGCCCAACGGGCGCACGAACACTGTCGCGGTGAGCTCAGTATCGTTCTGACGCCACTTGATCTCCTTCTCCACTGGGCGCCCAGTGAACGAACCAGCGCCCTTGAGCGCTTCAAGTGTCAGCTTCATGGATTCTCCTTGACTACCCAGTTGAGTTTGCCCGAACGCTGAATGGTGGCAGCGGTGCTCACCGAAGCGTTGCTGGCGAAGTCGAATGGGAAGTCCGCGACGTAGCCGGAGAAAAGGCACCAGGTGCGCGTGCCCGGCAGCTCGAAGTCGTCCCCGTCACTGTTGACCGTTGGGGCAATGCCCTTGCCATCGGACCAGCCCAGCGCCCACAGGATGTCCTCATCGCTATCGTCTTGGGACAGCTGGAACATCCGCACATGACTGGCGTTGCGCGGGTCAGCCAGAATCGTTGCGGTGGCCTGACCAGGGGTGCGCAGGCCTTTTTTGTACTTGCGATCAGTGTCTGCCAGGCAGGTGTCATCGATCTGATCGGCGGGGGCGCCTCCGGGGTTGAATGCGGTAAGGCACTCCACCTCCATTACGGTCATTGGGCCAGTCCCGGATGCAGGCGGCAGCAGCGCGTAGAGCTGGGCGCCCTGAGCGTTCATCGACATGGTTATCTCCAGTCAGGAATAAAAAAGCCCGCACTTGGCGGGCATGAGGTACATCTAGACTTCAGCGGGGAACCCACCAATCAACGTCAAAGCTGGCTCGATAATTCTTGGTCTCGGGGTCGCGACCCTCGACACCCCAGCGGGTGACGTAAGCATCCAGTTCGATCGCATCACGGATAGCGTCACGGACTTGCCGAGCTGAATTGCCAGTGGTGGCGTACACATCGACCTGCAGGGTTACGCCATCCGCATCAGGGCGGCCGGCCAGGTAATTTTCGGGGCTGCCGTTGACGATCTGCCAAACGGCATACGGTTTCGCGGCGCCCTGCTCTGCCTCGCCGAACGAATACAGGCGCATCGCAGCGCCTTCACCAAGTAGCGCCTTGACAGCAGCGCTCTGGGAGCAGGCCTGAACAATTGGTGGTGTCATCGGGATGCCGCCTTCTTCGCTGCGCGCTTGATGGCACGGTCAATGGACTTTTCGTATTCGGTGACGAAGGTGTTGGTTACCTCGCTGATGCTGTTGGCCAGAGCCGGGCGCATGAACGGGGCGGCCGCCATCTTCTCGGTACCAAACTCGAATAGGCGCCAGTGCGGGGTCGGCGCGTTGGCGCTGAGGTCTCCACCATCCTTGAGCACGGCGCCGTGCAGCACGCCGATCCGGAAGCCGAGGTCGCCGCTCTGCTTGAACAGCCGCCCATTCCAGCGCAGGGCGATGTTGTCAGCGATAGAGCGACCGGTGGCACTGTCGTCAATGCGCTGCGCCCCCTCCTTGGCCTTCTGCACCACCACCTGGGCGGCCTTGCGCAACGCAGCACGACCACCCTTGCGGCGCATGTCATAGCTGACCGAATCCAGCTTACCCAGCAGGCTCTCCAGCCCGGTGATGCTGAACTCGACGCCGTCAGCCATCTTTCAGCCCCTTGGAAACCAGCATGGTCAGGTACTCCCGCCCGGAGTTGGGATCTTCCAGGGGTGGCCCTTCGATGCTGTAAACCTCGCCCCGGTAGATGATGCGCATCGTGGACAGCACACCGGGGCGGTACCGGATCTCGACTCTAGCCGTAGCCTCGGACTGGGCCGCTTTGGCGGCGACCAAGTCGCGGGCTGAAAGTGGCACAAATCGCGCCGGGCACTTCGACCAACGCGCCACCCACACAGGCTCGCCAAATTCACCGGTTACCGGGTCGCGAGGTGTGGTTTTTTCCTCGATGTCGATGCGGTGCCGGAGCTTGCCGGCCTGCATCACACACCCATCCGGATGCGATACGGCATCAGCAGGTGCTGGGACGCCAGCGGCAGTTCTGTGGCGGTGGCCCCTGTGACCACCTCCTCGCGGTTGGCGAAGAGATGGCCAAGCTTAAGCAGGCAGGCTGCTTGAATCGCCGGGTTTAGCACCATGCCATAGGCAATGGCGTCGGCCTGGTCGTAGGCATCAGCCAGCGCCTGGCGGGCGTGTTCGAGCAGGCGACAGCGCAGGGTGTGATCCTGCTCGGCCTCGGCGGCGGCGACCGCCTCAGCATTCGCCTCCTTGGCTTGCTGCATGGCCGCCTGAACGCCGGCGCGAGCTTCATCGAGCGCCACCTGGTCTAGGTAGAAGCGGCGGTTGAGGAACTGCATCGCCGCCTCTTCCGCCGCATCAAGCTGCGCCTGGACCAGCACCTGGTCCTCCGGCTCGGCCAGCAGGTGGTGCATGGCCACCTCGATTGCGATCACGGACATGGATCACTCCTTCGGCTTGGTTGCCGTGCCCTTGCCGCCTTTGTTGGCTGGCTCCGGCGCTTTCTTGTTCTCCGGCTCCTGGGCTTTTTTCACGTCGTACTCCTCGATCAGGCCGTTGCGCAGCAAGTCGCGAGCACGCAGCTCATCGACGGTGATCTCCGTGTTGCGCTTGGCGTACTGGCCACCGTTGTTAAAGCCCTTGATGGTTTTGACTTTGACGTCTGGCATATGCAGTCACGCCCGGCTTCCCGGGCGCGCTCCTGGGCTGGTTACGGGGTGGCTTCGAACTCGCCGTGAACGAACGACTCTGGGCGGTAGACCGCCAGCGCCAGGCGCTCCTCGGCGCGGATGGTGACCATGTTGGTGCGGAAGTTGTCGCCGTCTTCGGTGGATACCTCGACAGCCGCCTCCTCGCGGTCGAACACCTGCGCCGCGATGTTCATCGCGCCTACCAGGAACTCGCCTTCTGGCACCGCGTTGCTGTCCACCACCGGCAGCTTCCACAGGCGCTGTACGCCGCCTTCCTGGACATTCACCCAGATGTAGGAGCCGTTGGCGTCCTTGGTCAGCTCGATGTCCGCCCAGTCGACCGGGTTCAGGGCAATGGCCGAGGCGCGGTACTCGGCGATGCGGACCTGCAGGATCGCGCGGCGCAGAGTATCGATCTTGGTGTCGCCGGCTTTGCGCAGGGCGTTGTTGAAGGCGGTGGCCTGAGGAATCAGGCCCAGCAGGTTCTGGCCGGTGCCGTCGCCAGCGAGCAGTTGCTCTTCTTCCTTGTACTTCAAGCCGTAGATCGCGCGACCGTTGATGTAGCTCTGCAGGAGCGGAATGTCCGAGAGGACCTGCTTGGAAGCCCGGAACCAGTGGGCGATGGTGATGACGTTGGTAGTCTTCAGACCAAAGGACAGGTCGGACTGAGCCTTCGCCGCACCCTCACCCGCCTGCGGGGCTGCCATGTTCTGGAAGCCGGTCTCCTGCACGAACTCGACTGCGTTCGAGCCAGTACGGCCTGGCATGATCAGGTCGCGAATGGTGAACTCGCGCTCCGGCCCAACCACGATGCCGGGAACGCGGGTCGGCTGGATGGCTACGCCGACGCCACCGGTGCCGGTGGTAGAGCTGGTAATGTTGGTGACGGCCTTCCGGCCTACTCGAACGATGCCGCGACCGCGAGTTTGCAGCGACTTGAAGTCGTCACACTCGGTCAGTTCTTCGCCAGCCGACTTGAAGTCAACTGGATCATTGGCGGAGAAGCGACGGGCCATCTTCTGCTCGATCTCTTGCAGGCGATCTTGCAGACCCAGGCCATCCTTCACAAGGCCATCAAGGATGGTCTTGGTTTCGGCCAGGATGGTGCCGTGCTCCTTGATCTCGTCAGCCGCCTTCTTGGCGAATGCCTTGATCTCCTCGTCACGCTGGTCGAGCAGGTCATTGACCGCTTTCAGCTGGATCTTGTCGTCGGCGTGCTCCTTGCGCTGGAACTGGCGGTGCTCGGCGCGAGCCTGGTTGCTCATGGCGTTATGCATGGTGAATCCTCAAAACGATGGGAGAGACAGTGCCGGGCGCGACTTCAGCGCCTCGACGATTTCAAGTTCTGCCAGGTCGCCCGCGGACTCGCTCCGGAGCAGGTGCTGCAGCCCGCGGTTGGCAATCACCGCCGACTGGGTTTTCGAGAAGCCTGCCTCGCGCAGGAGCAACTCAAATTCGGGCATCGAAGGCAGGCCGCCATGGGCCAGCTTCGACTTGATGGTGTCGGTACGCGCTTCGTCGTTGGCTGGCACGGTGACAATGGAGATCTCGATAAGGTCGAGCTTGGTCAGCGTGCGAATTCGGGTTTTCTCGTCGAAGCTCGACTCGCGGACGTAGTAGCCGATGGACAGGCCGGTGATGGACCGGGTTTGCATGCCCCGGTGGGCGATGCGGGCGTAGGGTGCGTCAGCCAGCCAGAGCTCGCCGGCACCAAACAGCCCCCGATCATCTTCCTTGAGGCTGCTGATGTCCCAGCTGCCGATGGGCTCGCCGGTTCGATGCTGCCAAAGGACCGGGAAGGTTCGCGACTTGGCCTTGGCTTCCTCGATCGACTCAAGGAAGGCGCCAGGCGCGACCACCTCGTTGTAGCTGTCGACCACACCGAACACCGAGCCGTAGCCAGAAAAAAGGCCGTCGTCGCCGACAGCCTTTACGTCATAGTCGAAAGAGCGGTACTTGACCGCCGCCAGTCGATCCTTGTGTCTCATGGGGTGTTACCTCTTGGCTGGTCGTTGAGCCAGTCGAGCAGCGCTGCCTTGGCCTGGTTGGCACCGCCGGGGTCTTCGCCCAGCTTGTCGATCGGCAGCATGTTGGATTGCACGGTGAGCTTTGCCGCGTTGCCACCCTCCGGCGGCAAGTTCTCTTTGCGCCGGCAGTCGTCCCGGGTGTAAATCCCGTTCTGGGTCATCGAGCTGTAGAAGGCCGCCCGCGCAGCGCTATCCATGCGCAGCAGCCCTTCTGGGTTGAACTTCACGTAGAAGCGGCGCCGCTCATGTGGGCGCAGCAGGCGCCGGTTGGCGCACATCTCGATGCGCTTGATCCAGGGCAGCAGAGTGAAGGACAGGAAGCCGATCATCTGCTGCTCCATGCCGGTACCCCAGCTGGTGGAGTTCTGCGTGTGCCCGACCATCCAGGGCGGCACCCGGAACCATCGGCAAATTTCCTCGACGTTGAACGCCCTGGTCTGCAGCATCTGGGCATCCTCGGGCGTCATTGAGACCTGCTGGTACTTCATGCCCGCCTCAAGAACCATCGTCTTGCCGTGGTTGGTCGCGCCGGAGAACTGCTTGATCATGTCCTCGCGGATGTCCTTCCGCTGGTCCGGCTTGAGAATCTGGTCGGTGGAAAGAACGCCACCCAGCTTCATGCCGTTGGCGAACATCTTGGCGGCCGACTCATCAGCCGCCATGGCCGAGCCCAGTACCTGCCGCCCGTAGGCCAGCGGCGACAGTCCGCAAAGCGGGTCCACCCCGAAGGCTCGTACGTGAACCATCTGATCCTCGGTCAACGTGTGAGGCTTGCCGAAGTTGTCGGTGTAGCGGTACTCAATGGAGCCGTCCGCCAGGCGCCGCGGGGGCGACATGTTCTGCGGCAGAAGGAACTCCAGACTCGTCAAGGTGCGGCCGCTCTGGTGGGGCTCACAGAATGCATTCCCCTGCAGCAGCAGGCTGGCCATGACGTTCTCCCAGAACTCCACAGGGGTTTGGTCGGCGTTGGGCTGCTGGCTGATGACGAAGTTGACCGGGTGAGAACTGGCCACCACCGGCGCACCGTTCCTGTCCTCGTACAAGGCGATCGGCAGCGTGGCGATGGTTTCAGCGATCAAGCGCACGCATGCCCAAACAGTCGAGAGCTGGAGCGCCGTCTGCTGGCTGACCACCTTCCCTGAGGCCGAGTCGGTACCGTAGAAGGTGTTCCAGAAGGCGGAGTCGGTTAGGCCGATCTTGCGGCCCGCCCATCCCGCCAGGCTTGATGCCACTCCCGGCTCGGCCGACTTCACCAGGGCCTGGCCGAGGATCTGCGTGAATGATTTAGCCACCGATCAACCCCTTGCGAATGAAGCCCGCGGCGATCAGTAGCGAACCGGCAGCGGCCAGCAGCGCGTAACCCAAGCCGGCCAGCACGTATACACCAGCGACGCCCAGCAGCAAGCCGCCGGCGGCAAGCACCAGAAAGATGATCAGGCCAGTTTTCATAGGTAGTCCAGTTAGCCAACCACGATCGGGCTGGCAAGAAAGTCATCGAAGTGGCCGGAGTCATCGATACCGAGCTTGATGGCCACGGCGCAGCCGGTGATCAGGCTCACCATGCCGTCGATCTTGTTCTCCGGGCGCTCCTTGTTGGGGTAGATGTTGTCCTTCACGTCCAGCTTCGCCACCACGTTCGAGGCCATCCAAGTCAGCACCGGGCAGTCACCGTGGGCCAGCTTTCGCTGCAACACCAGGGCTTCAACCTCTTTCATGGGCTCACTCAGGTTCTGCACCGTCTGACGCAGCTCAACCATCGGCAATCCTTCGGCGTCCATCTCCTGAGCAAGCTGGGTGGCCTGCCACGGGTCGTAGGCGTAGGCCCGGATGTCGAAGCGACCGGCAAACTCGCGCATGTCCTCTTTGATGACTTCGAAGTCGGTGACCTCTCCGTCGGTCAGGGTCAGCAGGCCGAGAGCATCGAACTCGCGGTACCGCGCGGTGTTGCTGTCCAGCTCCTCCAGCACCCGCGCTTCTGGCAGGTAGTACCTGGCATGGATATGCCAGAACGGATCGTCGCCATTGGGCGGGAAGATCAGCAGGTTCGCAGCAATGTCGATCTTGCTCGCCAAGTCGAGACTGCCGTAGCAGGGACGGCCCTCCAGTTCTGCAAGGCTCTTTCTGGCCGGGGCCTCTTTCCAGCGCAGCATGTTGAGCCAGGCATTCTTGGCGCCCACCCACTCGTTCAGGTGCTTGGTGCGGAAGGTAGCCTGCTTGGTTGCCGACTGCATCGCGTCACGCTGGCGGGCCAGCAGGAAGTCCTCGCCGACCGAAATGCCGAAGTTCGGATTCGCTTTGCGCAGCGCGATCTCGCTGGTCCAGTCATCACCATGGTCAATGGTGTAGAGCGCTGGCCAGAGATCCGGACGCTCAATGACTCCTTCCAGCATCCGCTCGGAGTCGCGGATTAGCTGGTGGCAAGGCCCGCCGATGCTGGAGCCCGCGGTGGTGATAACCAGCATAATGGGCTGCTCGCGGGCGCCCATGCCGGTCTCCATGGTGTCGTAGAGCGTCGAATCTTGATGTTCGTGGTACTCGTCCACCACTGAGCAGGACGGCGAAGACCCGTCGCCGGGCTTGCCGATGACCGGCTCGAAGCGCGACCCATCGGCCAAAACGACCATGTTGGAAGCGTTCACGTCGACGCCGTAGTGCTCTCGCAAGTCGTCGGTACGCTCGACCATCAGCTTGGCCGGCCTGAACACCTCCCAGGCTTGCTTCTCCGTGGTCGCGCCAGAGTAGACCTCGGCGCCGAACTCTCCGTCGGCGACGAACATGTACAGACCAACGCCGCCGCCGATGATCGATTTGCCGTTCTTCCTGGGTACGAACACCAGAATCGTCCGGTAACGCCGGGTGCCATCCTTCTTGCGGACCCAGCCGAACGGCACGCAAACCGAGAAAAGTTGCCAGGGCTCCAGCTTGATCAGCTGCTTCTTTCCGCCCCATTTACCCTTGGTGTGCGGCAGAAGCTGCAGGAACTTGGCGACTTTCTCGGCCTTGGCTGGATCGAATTTGTACGGAAAGTCCTTGCGCTTGGAGGCAGCCAGGTCATCAAGGTGACGCTGGGCCAGTAGCTGAATCCATTTGCAGACGAGGATCTTCCCGGCGACTACATCCTTGGCGTACTTCTCGGCCGCCTTCATCAGCGGAAATTTCACCTTGGCCATCACAGCTCCGCGAATGCATTGCCCTTCGGCGCGTCTTTTTTACCCCCGCCCACCTTGGACCGGTCAGCCGGCGTCATGCCGAACTTGCCGAGCATGGCTTCCAGGCGCACCAGCTTGGCGGCAGGGAAATCGATGGGGTCGTTGCGAAACTGGGCCAGCAGGTTGGCGGCCAATTCCAGGCTGAGCCGGTCGGAGTTGGTCAGCACATCCCGCGGGGCGTACTTCGCGATCTCCTTCCAGGCGTGGAGCACTGCTCCATTGATGTGAGCCGGCGGGGCGGTCAGCTCGCCCACCGGTTCAGCATCCTCGCGGCGCCGCTGGGGGTCTTTCTTGAACGCACCCGTCAGCTCAAGCACGTTCGTCGGCTTGCGCGGTCGGGCCATTTTGGAAACCTGAATTTTGCGGAAATGGAAAAAAAGCTGGGGGCGCGGTGTCCGAGCGAAAAGGTGTGAACTTTCACTAGGCCCCTACCCCCACCTTGATCGGTATGCAGCTCCAAGCCTTGCCGCTGACGATCTTGGGGATGTATTCGCGGTGTACACCGTACTCCTCGGCCAGAGCCTTCGGCGACTCGCCTGCAGCTCTCCTCTGCCTTATCTCAACCACCTGCTGGTCAGTAAGGCGTCGATGCAGAGCCTTCATTCCTGGCCCGCGAGTACCATGCTTGATGGCGTCTTCTAGGTTCTGTCGCCTGGTACCCCACGCCAAGTTAACCGGACGGTTGTCCTCGCTCACACCGTTCAAGTGGCGCGCTTCAAGGCCGTCAGTCTGCGGCAAGCCTGCATACGCCATAAGCACGAGTCGATGCACTTCGAAGCGATGACGTTCCTTCTTGCCATTGACTCGCACCGTCAATGTGACGCGATGGTAGCCATCGTACACCTGGCTCTTCGGCACCCTTACCGATCCAGATCGAACAGACACAACTTCCCCCTCCTCAGTCGCGTAATAGCCGCTGAGGTTGGGTATAGGTCGCATGGTCTATCTATCGATGTTGTCGGGATTCTTTCTGCGTCTTGGCCTTATGGCACTCGCGGTTGATGGCCCTGAGATTGCTCTCATCGTCCGTGCCGCCATGGGCCACGGCCAAGATGTGGTCAACTTCATCTGCCTCGCGAATCCTTCCCAGCCTGGTGCAGTCGTCGCACCGGCACAGGTACTGGTCACGCTTGAGGATGCGGTCACGCAGCCGACGCCATGGGCGGCCGCCACGTCCTGAGCCCTTGCGTGTAGCCCAGGCTTTGGCCTGCTCAGCAGCCAGGTCGGCATGGCCGTCACAGTAACCATTGGCATTGCGGTGCAAGGATCGACAACCCTGAGCTCTGCATGGACGCTGCGGCCTCAACGGCATGGCGTGCCATCCAAGTAGGTATCTGGCTCTGCATCAGGGTCAGCACCCTCGCCGTCTGCCAGAGCTTCGATCAGCGCCAGGTTCTGGGTGGCGATCTGCTCGAGAAGCGCGGTCTGTTTCTGCTGCTCGGCCAGCAAGTCGCTCACGCTTGGTTGCAGCTGGGCAGTGATGCCCGCCTCAAGCACGATCAGCTCACACTTGAGTCGATCAGCCGTCCCCGCCAGGTGTTGAGTCAGTCGCTCGCGCACCTCCGCCTTGATCGGGAATGGAACGCTGATCACCAGCAGGTCGCCCTTCTTCGGGCTCAGCTGCTCGATCTGGTGTGAAAAGGTTTCTTGCTCGCTCATATGCCACCTTGGTCCATTTGTTAAACCATTCGCGCCGGGCGGCGCATCCACTGCAAGCCATCACTCAGTCCTGCGCATGTTGAGTTGCTGCGCGATATCGGCAGCGCGCTCCCGCACCTCCAGCACCTGGCCGTCGAACGTATGGACGATGGCGCAGACGCCGTGCCACTGGGAGCTGGTGCCAGCCTCCTGCACGCGGGCAATGGCGCGCGGCGCCAGGAAGTGCTGGCGGCGGTTGATGTCTGTCAGGGTGATCATCGGGATACCTCGCGCCACTCGATAGCTGGATAGCACTTGAGGAAGTTCGCACGAGCACCACAAGCAGAGCACTGGTGGGGATACTGGGCGGGATACGACGTAAGCGTAATTCCGGCCGGTTTCATGTGCCCTTCCCCGCAAGAGTCGCAGACGTATTCGACTTGGTAGGCCACCATCTGCTTGGCGGTTTCAGCCATGTTGGCTCCTTATGCGCGCCACGAAACGGCGCTCCTCGAGTTTGTGGCGCGGGTTAGGGCCCATCGACCTTTCGTTCAGCCCAGCGTTTGCCAAGCTGGCGAGCCTGCTCAACGCCAAGCACGCCGACAAAGCCAGCGGTGGCGAACGACCAGGCGATGCTGAGGCCGAATTCCTTCACAGTCAGTCCGACCACCATCACGATCAGCGCGCCAAGCGTTGCCTCGATTAGTTGGCGGACTGGGCGGGTTTCCTTGCCGTCGTACTGAATACGCAACCAGGTCAGGGCGAATGTCAGGCCCATCGCCAGGCCGTTCTCTCTCAGGGCTGTCAGTACAAGCACCCAGAAGGATGGGTCTTTCTCTGGCATATGGGCCATCTCGATTCCTCCCGTTGCGGGGAGCACAAAAAGAAAACCCGCTCAAGGCGGGCTGTGTTCAGTAGCGATGCAGGATGCCGCCAGGCTTCAGCTCCTCTCGGAGCAAGCGGCGAACGTCTTCTTCCAGGCTGGGCCCGAGCTTAAGGCCACTGGAACCCTTGATGGTCGCGTTGCTGATACCTTTCATTTCTTCGTCGCTGGGCACGTCAGCGGCCAAGGTGACTTTCACGGTGCCGGCAGAAAGCTTGCATTCGTAGGACCCGATACGCTTAGCCAGCGCCAGATCGGCCTCGGCGCGGGAAGCCACTTCCTCCATGGCTTGTCGGGCTGGCTTCTCGCCCGTGACGTAGCCGCTGTGGTCGCTCTGGCCGGTTACTCGGCTGGTGAGCATCTCGGTCGCGGTGCTATCCGCCTTATTTCCAGGCGATGCCACAGCATGACCCAGTGCAGCAATCGGCGCGCCCTGGGCCGCAACCTGGCCTCCGCATGCGGCGACCCGGCCCTCGCAGGCAGTGACGCGGGATGCAAGCTCTGAAACGAAAGAGGCTTCTGCTTTGCTCGAGACCATCATCTGCAGAGTGACGCCAAAACTGTGCAGCGCTTCGATGCTGGAGCGCAATGACGCGAGGGTTTCGTTGGTTTCGGACATTTGCATGCTCCAGATACGAAAAAGCCCCGGCAGATACCGAGGCTTGGAATGGGTGCGGAGGGCCGGTGCTTACCCGGCTTGGTGGCCTGGATCGCTGGGTCACATACCCCAGACTCTCATCGCGTAGCCGATCAGGGAGCGCACGGCTTTGATCGAGGCCACTACCGACTTAGCCCAGCTGCCTGAGCGTGTCATCCGCATAAAAAAGCCCGCACAGGGCGGGCAAAGAGGGATCGTGCTTTTTTAAATCTGGTGGCTGTAGAACAGCGAGTACGACTCGATACCGTCGTTGGGCTGCTTAATGCCAGCGTTGGAGTAGTGAATCGCTCGGATGCCAACCTTCTGCGTCTCGCCGATCTTCAAGCCCGCACCGATGCGGTCTTCGAAGTTGAAGGCCGAACCAAAGTCCTGGTCACCTGCGGAGGTACCAGAGAAGACCGCCAGGCCGATGCCAGCCTCAACGAATGGCTTCACGTTACCGTTGCCGAACTCGTAAACGAAAACTGGCGCAAAGGACAGCGAGTGAGCCCCACCTGAAGCATCGCCTGCTTCCCAGTAGGTGTAGCCAGCATCCCAATAACCGGTGAGACGGCCAGTACTGGATTCAAACCAGCTTTTGTCCCAGTTAAAGCCAATGCCGACGCGCGCTGTAAGACCACCTTGGCCTGTCGCGCCAAGCGCTCCGGATAACTCAGCCGCCCCGGCGGACGCAGCGAAAAGGGAAAGCGCCACAACGGCGAGAACGTTTTTCATACTCACGGTCTTCCATATTATTGAGTAGCAACCTATCAGAATCATAGCGCTATCAAATCGTTCCCTCATACAAGAAAAATGCTTTTTCTGGAGGGCTACCTGAATCGAAGCCCCTCAAAAACACAAAACCTCGACACGATGGCCGGGGTTTGTCTGTGTCGCGTAACGTTGCAAGCTGGACACGCTGCTATGAAAACACGTGTTTATCCGCCCGCATAGAACTTTTTATGCAGCCTCTCGAAATTCTTCAAGGGCGCAGTCGATCCATGCAACGCCAGCCTTGATGATCTCCCGGGCCTTGCGCTCAGACATGCCCGCCTCCCGGCCGACCCTCATTGCCGGATGCTTGTAACCGTAGTAGGCCCACACGAAGTCACCCATTTGCTGGTTACGCTTCACCAACCTGGCCACGGCGCCGTCCACCACCAGGGCCAGATCGTCCGTTATCACATGCTGTCGTGCGCCGCCCACAGATGGGACGTTGTCCCGCATGAGCGCGTAGAGCGGCGACACATAGCGCGGCACTCCCATCTCACACATACGCCAGAACCCCCACTGCTCGAGCAAGTACTCGGTATCGCCCAGCGCCTTGTCCACGTAGGTTCGTTTCTTCATGCAGCCCTCCGGGGCGTTGGGTCGGTATCCAGGCCGAACAGCTCGCACAGGAGCTGGTGGGCCGCTTTGCTCTTCGCGCCGCCCTGGATGATCCAAGCCTTGGCATATTGCTCAAAGCCCTGCACGGCTCTCGATCCGTGCCAGTCAGCCACGATGTCCATCAGGGCGGCCGACCCCATGCGTCCATTGGGCTTGTCCAGCATCATGCGGTTGCCCTTCTTCAGGAACTCTCGCTCTACGGGGGTCAGATTCTTGCGCGGCATGACCGCGATAGCGTCACTCATGGCCAACTCCTGGGTTGAATTCTTGATCGTGCATCCTCCCTTGGGATGGATGCTGTGAGGTGCTGCAACCCGCGCCGGTAGTGGCGCCAACGGCTACAGGCCCGGTTTTCTGTCCCGGCAATGTCTCGGTGTGAATGGTGGCGAATCCCTGCCCGTCGAGGTGCTTGTGCCAGGCCTCCAGCGCTTGGCGTTTCAGCCCTTCGGCCGTGGTATGGATGTAGGTGGCGTCGAGGTCTTTCATGGCGTGGTTCAGCAGCAGCTCGCCCACCATGTAGTCCACCCCGAGGTCGGTCCATGCCGTGCGGGCCACCTTGCGCAGGTCGTGGCTCGACCACTCGCCCTTGGCCAGATCAGTGAACAAGGTGTTGGCCTTGCTCGGACTCAGCGGTGCCCCGTGGCTGCCCGGGAACAGCAGCAGGCCGGTGTAACCCTGGGCAGCCTGCAAGCGCTGGTACCGGCGCAGCAGTGCGCAGGCCTGGGTGGTCAGCGGCAGCGTGTGCTCGGCCTTGGTCTTGGTGTCCACAGCCGGGATGAACCAGCGCCCCGCCTCGAGGTTGACGTTGCGCCAGCGCGCCAGCCGGGTCTCACCCAGACGGGAGCCGTGGCACAGCATCATCAGGGCCAGCATGCAGCCCGCCGGCTCCACGTCGAAGCGCTCGGCCACCACAACCAGCAGGCCTGGCACGTCATCGCCACGCAGGCGCGCTGGCCGTGGCCTGATCCGCGTCCGCACGAAGTCGGTGAACTTCAGCGAGGCCATGGGGTTGGCTGGCAGCATGTCCAGGCGCAGGGCTTGGCGGAACGCCACCGACAGCACCCCATACACCGAACGCACGAAGGACAGTGCATAGCGCTCCTGCATCGGCCACATCAGGCGCTGGTCGATCGCCTGCTTGTTGGTCTCGGCCAGCGGCAGGTCACCCAGTCGCGGCACCAGGTGGCGATCAAGCGCCGACTTGGCGCTGGCCTTGCGCTTGGCCGACAGGCCCCGGTCACGGTTCATCCGGTCGCGGTACCAGGCCAGCACATCGCCCACCGTAGCCCAGTTGGTGGTCGTCGACTTGGCGTCGGCATCGGCAGCCCGGCGCGCCAGGATGGCCGGCAGCGTGGCCAGCATGGTCTTGGTGTTGATCCCCGGGTAATCGCCAGCCTTGCCCCAGCGCCCGCGCACCACGACGTGCCAAGCACCACGGGAGCGGTCCACGGTCGAGAACCGAAAGCGCAGTTCCCGGTGACGGGTATCGCGCAGCTGGAAGACTTCGCCGGCGGCGTGCCGGCGGATCTCCGCGTCACTGAGGGTCACGGTGAGGGTCTTGGTGTCACTCATGCCTCCCTCCTCGGCCACAGGTTCAGCCCTTTCTGATCGCCGGCGTCGTAGCAGGCACGGGCCTTGGCGTGGCGGTTATTCCAGCTCTCCACGGCAATCCGCATCACATCCACCACCTGCAGGTCATACAGATGCTCGAAGTTGCCCAGGGTCAGAGTGTCGATGTTCGGTCCTTGGGCGCCGCAGTCATGGCACCAGACGTGCGCCGAGATGATCGGGAACTCGTCGGCCGGGTCGAAGCGGTTATCCTGGGCAATCTCGGTACCGGCCTCGTCGCGGGCAGTGATGCACGGCGGGCCTTCGCAGAACGGACAGGGCACCATCTTGATTGGCTCGATCATTGGCCTCCCCCCTTGTAGCGCTGGGCATAGCTGCCGCGACCGGCCTCAACCTCGTCGTCGCTGGGCAGCGAGCCGGAGAAGTTGGCAAATCGCCCATACTGGCCTTCCTGCTGCACGATGCAGCTGCCCACACGCGCGTGACGGCACTTGGTCATCAGGATTTCGGTGAGGCCGTTCTGGCCCTCTTCCGTGTCCATGTCACGGTGCACCATCAGGATGCAGCTGGCGTCAGCCTCGATCTCGCCGGAGTCACGCAAGTCGCTGGACTGGGGCTTCTTGCCGGGGCGCTTGGTCGAGTCGCGGTTCAGCTGGGCCAGCTCAATAACCGGGATACCCATTTCCTTGGCCAGCTGGAGCAGGGCCTTGCTGATCTTGCCCACCTCCTCAGTGCGAGAACGGCCGCCGCGCTCAAGGCGAACCAGAGTCAGGTAATCGACAACGATCCCGGCCAGGCCATGCTCGCGCTGGCACTGCCGTGCTGTGGCGCGAATGGTGGCCGGGGTCTGCACTGGGTCGTCGCAGACAAAGAGAGGGGCATCCAGCGCCTGGGCCACCGCTCCGCCCATGCGCGCCCAATCGTCATCGCCCATCTTGGCGGGGTTATCCAGCTTATGCAGCGCAACCCCACCCAGCGAAGCGATGGCGCGAAGCCCCAGTTCTTCACCCGGCATTTCGATGGAGAACACCAACCACGGCTTCCGCACCTTGACGGCGTTGTGCTGGGCGATCTGCAGGGCCAGGGTGGTTTTGCCGCTACCCGGCAGCCCAGCGATCACGGTTACTTTCTTCGGGCGGATGCCCTGGACCAGCTCATCCAGATCTCCCAGGCCAGTGGCCGGCCAAGCCGGGGCATTGCCGTTCAGCTTGTCATCCACCATCTGGGCCGCGTCACCCATCCAAGCGTCCAGGCGCTTGTAGCCCTTGGTTTCGCCGTCGAGATCTCGAAGGTCAGCCATAGCCTGCTGGGCTGCAGCGATGACCTCGCCCGTGGGGACGCCAGCCTGCACCATCTCTTGTGCCCCGCCAGCCACGTCCAGAATGCGGCGGATCACGCCCCACTCCTTGACGTGCTTGGCGTAGGCCTTCCAGTTGGCCAGTGAAGGAACCTTGCTGGCCAGTTCAGCGGCATAGGCCATTACGTTGTCGCCACCCGGGAGCAGGCGCTGAACCGCACCCAAGGTCACCGGGTCGATGGGCATAGCTTGATCGCGGCACTCCAGCATGGCCTCGAACAAGGCCGCATTGTCGGCGTGGTAGAAGTCGGCCGAGGTCATCTGGCCAAGCATGTCCTCGACCAGGCCTGCGTCCTGCTGCAGCGAAGCATGAATGACCGCGCCAAGCACACCGTGCTCGGCCTCGTCGCTGTAGAGTGCCCTCATGCCGCCGCCCTCATCGACGACCAAGTGAAACCAACCTGCTGACCACCGTTCTGCCGCAAGCGGTCGAGGGCACGATCACCAATGTAGGACTTGAGGCCCTCGGCATTCAGGTTGCTGATCACCACGGTCGGCAGTACCGCCTGGTAACGGCGGTCGATGATGCTGTGCAGCAAGCCCAGCTCGTACTCGCTGCCCTTCTGGGCGCCGACCTCGTCGATCACCAGTAGATCCAGGCTGCCAAGGTGGACCGCTACATCGCGGTCGGTGTAGCCCGAGCCGGGCACCATCGAGGCGCGGGCGATACTCACGATGTCCCCGGCCGGGATGATCAGCGCACGGCATTGATCGGCCGCCACCGTGCGGACGATAGCGCTGGCCAGGTGAGTCTTACCGCAACCGACGTTGCCGGTCAGCAGCAGGGACCGGCCCGCCCGGAAGTTGGCCGGGAACTGCTCGGCATAAGCCTGGCACTTGGCCAGAGCCCTGTGCTGCGGCTCCGTCTCGGCGCGGTAGCTGTCGAAGGTGGCGCCAGCAAAGCGCGGGGTGATCCCGGCAGCGATCAGCGCTTCGCTGGCTTTCTCGACCTTGTGCTGGGCAGTGGCCAGGGCGCGTTCTGCCGAGTCGCGAGGCGTGGTGTGCAAGGCCTCCCAGGCGCAACGCTTGCAGCCACGCGCCAGCATCGAGCCGTCCAGCTGCTCGACTTCGGTTATATCGACCTGGCCATGCACGGCGCACTCGCCGGAGAAGATGCGCATGAATGGGCGACGGTGGAACAGATCAGAAATTCGAGCGGCCATCGTGGCTCTCCTGGTACATGTCATCGGTGTGCTGTGGGAGGTTATTGAAGGCGCCAGGCCGGCCTGGGCGTGCGCCAGCGTTTGCCGTCGACTCTGGGTAAACATCGGTCCAACAGCTGACGGTTGACTTGTCGAGGACCGCATCAGCGTTCTGGTGCCCTTCCAGCTTCTTGGCAATCAGGTCACAAGCGCGCTTGGTCAGCGGTGCACGCTTTGCCTTGCGCATCTCGCAGAAGTCGGCCCAAGCGCGATCAGAGCAGTTCTCCGGCTTGGCCATCAGAGGGTCAAAGGATTCCTTTGCCTTCCGCCTCCCTTTGCCATCACCAGAGGCGTCTGCGCCTCCTTTACGGTTATGGGTGGTTAATTGGTGGTTAATTGATGGTTCGGGTGCATGCTGTGCACCCCGTTCTGTCGTGGCGTGCACCCCGTTATGTTCTGGCGTGCACCCCGGTACGTCTTGGCGTGCACCGGGTGCATGCTGTGCACCCCGCTCCATGGCGATGTCGTAGCACACCGGAATGCGATCGCGCTGGGTGATGTAGGCAGCGGGAATCGCTTGGTTGCCCCGACGGATCGCTCCCTTCTGCTCCAGGTCTCGAAGCCGATACTGGACAGTGCGAGGGCTCAGGCCGGTATCGACTGCAAGGCGAGCCACCGAAGGGAACGCGGCGCGCCCATCCTGATCGGCATAGTTGGCCAGGCACAGCAGGACGTGGCGGGCATGCGGCTCGCCAACCTCCTGCTGCTCTAGGGCCCAGGTCATGGCTTGAACGCTCATGGATTCAAATCTCCAACTCGGCGGTCACCCGCCGGACAAACAGGTCGTAGCTCTCGGCCATCTGGAAACCCTGAAGCTCGAGCGCCTCGCGATAGGCCTTCGCGCTTCCGTACAGCACCCAACGCTCGCGCTCTGGTAGGCCTCGGAATGCGGCATAGCTTGGCCAAGGGCCGGTAATGATCGACGCGCCAGCGCCCTGCGGGAGCTCCTGGCCATGGTTTGGGGTCGTGGTCATTGGAGGGTCTCCGATGAGAGGCCGGAGATGGCCGGCAGGGATGCCTCCACATCCTTTACAGCGCCGTCAGCAAGCCGGGATATCAGCAAGCTGAATGCGTTCAAGGCATCAACCGAGTGCGCTCGAGCAAGACCCAGCTCAACCAGCTGCGGGCAATTCCCCCGGACGTGCTCGCTCACGCGCCTGACGTAGTTGAACCCGGCCTGGGCGAGCTCAAGGTCATTCAGGCCCTTGAAGGCTGAAGTCGGGAGCGGTTTGATTGCGGACTCTCGCACAGGGATAAGCAGTTGCTTCAACTCCTCGCCCGCCATAAGGCAGCGCCGCTGCTCCTCGAGATGGTCTGAGCAGACTTCTTGCGCCGTGTGCCCGGTGCGTCGACGAAAAAGCACCGCCAGAGCCATGCACGTCTCAACAAGGCCAACATAGTGGTCATCCAGCCGACTGATGCTGCCGCCCTCGTCCATCCACTCAACTGCGTCAGCCACCTTCTCGAAAAAGGCAAGCATCAGTGCGGCATCGCCGAATTGTTCGAAGTGCTCCTCGTTGATCACGTCAGGCTTCGCTGCAACCGGGAAATTGATAATCTTGCTCATGGATGCACCTTCCCGGTCAGGCGGAACCGGCCATTGAAGTAGGGGTGGCTGGCCTGGCTGGCGTTGACCATCTCGCACTCGTCGACGAAGCGCTTGAATGCCGCGGTGACAAGGCTCTTCGTCCAGACCAGGTACTGCGAGCCCTTGGCGTCCTCGTGGCCATTACGGACCATGCCGGCGGAGTTGGGCTGATGCGGCCACTCCTTCAGCACGTAGTCCACGACCGCGCCCGACAACCCATGGCGCGCCAGCATCGCGGCCTTGATTCCGGTGAGCGACAGGCAGTTCTGCGGGCAGTGGTCCCAGACCATCGTCTGGCTGAGCTCCTCCACCCGATGCTCGACGCGCTCCAGGGCCACCTGGTGGGCAGCCTGCTGCCGCTCGATGGCCACCAGCTGGTTCGCACTCGCGGCGATCAGCTCGGCCTGGGTCATGGGCCGGGGCGCAGACCCTTCCATCTCTTTGAGTTTTTCCGTGACGCGACGACGGACAGATTTTGACTCGCGCATTCCGACCAGAAGGCATTGGTCGCGAGTCAGGTCGTAACAGTCCATCAGCGCCCCGCTTTGGGGGTGTGCAATTTTTCTGCATACCCCCAGTTCGCCTTCAAGCTCGTCCTCGATCTTGGCTATCAGCTGATCGTTGCGGATCTTCGGCTCGCCGGCCCGCTCACGCGCATCGTTGATCAGGTCGCGCAGTTGCGTGCTGGGCATGGTGCTGCCGGTGGAGGTGACCAGGTTCATACGTCGCCCCCCTCACCAACCGCCCCATGCGATGCACCCAGGTGACGATGCTGCCAGCAGAAGTTCAGGCTGAACTGCCGGCACTGCATCAGGTGACGCTCAAGGTCCTTTGCCAGATCGCTTTGATACCCACCAAGCATCGGGATGATGCTGTCGCGGATCAGCTGCTCAAGCTTTCGGTGCTCGATGCGAGCGAAATTCATATAGGCCATGTCTTGAGCGCTTAGCATTGCTGGCTGCAGCACCTGGCCATGAATGACCGCAGAGGGTGAAACCATCATCGCCCTCATGCTGCACCACCCGCGCCACGAATCGCAGACTCAGATTTTTGTGACAGGCAATCGTTGAGTCGCTTTTGCAGATTCGCGCGCATATCGTCGAATCCGTTCGAATGGTCAGCAGCAACGTACACGCCAAGAGCGAGCAGGCGGTCAGGGCCTGAGTTGTTGTCCAGACTAAGGCGCACCGTCCTCAGCAGTTCTTCAAGTTGAAGAATCGTCTGCACAGCAGCATCAAGTTGCTCAACGCCTTCGCGGGCAACCAGTTCAAGGGCGCTCCAGTTTTGGCAAGTCATGCCCCACCCCCCAGATCACTGACAGCGACAAATGAAAGACCAGTGTTATAGGCGTGAAGGTTGCCTTTGAACCCGAGCAAATCCAGATTGGTCGCCTGGCAATCAGCTTCCCAACGGTCATAGTCGGCGTGACGCCCAACGTCCTGAGCCTTAGCCCACTCTGGTAACTGACCATGGAGACGCATTTCTGAAAGGAAGGTCCACCACCTGCTAGCGTGCTTGCGCTCGGCCGCTAGCAATCCAGCAATCACCTCGCGCTGATATTGCGTGAATACTCCCGGGATGCTTCCAGCAGCCAACCCGGTAGCGGTCGTAGACTCAGCGGGTGGTTGATTTGGATTTTCACCGGTGCTATTTTCTGGGTGCAACATTCTCTCGTCCTCATTCGACGATTCAAGAAAGTCCCTTGCAGGGGACTGGTTAAGAAACCCGGCCGGCCAGCCGGGTTTTTTGTTGCCCGAGGAAACTAACCGGACAGCAAAAACTGAAAGATGCGGGAGGTCATGACGCCCTCCGGGATTCACTGTATGTGCATACAGAGCCGTTTGGCTTAGGTGATTTCAGCGGTCTGGAGGTGCATGATTCATCTGCGGTCAACGTCAGAGCCTTGTCCACCTGAAGGGCGCCATCGGTAACCGACTGGATCTGATACTGCCGTAGATGCGGAATGACGTTTTTCCACAGCGTCACAGCCCCAGGTGAGATGCCAAGCGCGTCGGCTAGCTTCTTCTTGCTTCCAAAATGCGCGACGGCCTGATCAGTGTTCACTAAGCGTTCCTCCGGTTATGGAGAGAATTAAAGCAAGCTAAATAAATCGGGGCAACCGTTTTTTTAGCAAGCTGCATGCTTAACTCAAGAGTGCTTAAGATTTCGTCATGGAAAGATACGAACGCATAGCCAAGGCCATTGCTGCCAGCGGCAAACGAAAAAGCGAGATCGCTGCAGACTGCGGCGTGTCAGCCTCTGCGGTAACGCAGTGGGTCAGCGGCGAGAGCAAGAGCATGAAGCCGGAGAACATCTATGCCTTGGCCAAGGCAACAGGTTTTCACGCGAAGTGGCTAGCAATCGGCGAAGGGCCTGAGCAAGAAGGTCATCCAGAGGCGAACGTGCGCCCTGTTGCACAACCCAATATGACGTACCGGTACCCCGTAATTAGCTGGGTTGCAGCTGGAGCATGGGCCGAGGCCGTTGAGCCATTTCCTCCAGGCTTTTCGGATCGCTATGAATTATCCGACTACCAGGCTAAAGGCCCAGCCTTCTGGCTAGAGGTTAAAGGCGACTCCATGACCTCTCCAATTGGGCAAACCATCGCCGAAGGCACGCTCATCCTGGTAGACACGGAAGCAGATGCATTCCATGGCAAGCTGGTGATTGCCAAGCTTGGGAACAGCAACGAGGCCACATTCAAAAAACTGGTCGAAGACGGCGGTCGAAAATACTTGAAACCGCTCAATCCTGCCTATCCCACAGAGGTCTGCACGGAAGACTGTCGTATCGTTGGTGTAGTCGTTCGAGCCCTTCAGAAGCTCTAGCCGCTTCCAGCTATCTAGCCCATCATCCGCCTCCCCCAGGAATTTTTCTGGGGGGATATTGCCATCCTTCATCCTTCCAAATACTGTACATAGATACAGTAGCCGCAAGGAATAAGGCATGCGCTCTTCCCCTTCTTTCACCACCACTACGCCTCACACATACGAGCGCATCGGCCACAGGATCCGCGACCTTGTGTCAGACCCTAAGGTTCAGCGTTTGCAGTGCGTAACTGTGCGTCGCCTTGAGGATGAAGACCCCAGGGACTGGCGCCGGGTCATCAATGAGATCGCTTCGACCGCTGGAGTCAAAGTTGAGGAAGTAGGTGACGGCGCATTCCATATCGCTTGGAGTGGATACTGCGA